CTGCGGAAACCAAGCGAGTAAACGATGTCACCACGTTGTGTGCTCGCTTTGGAAGCCCAACCGTCATGGTCGGTGGGAAGAACGTCGACCTGGCCGCACATGCCATCGAGAATGGCCTGACCGGCGATCAAACCGAGCTGCTCGCTCGCCGACACCAAGACCTGGAAGCCACCCGCGACTCTCGCCCACGAGGTCCTGCGATTCATTCGCGAGCTAGCCAGTCGTCGGTCGACCTCGGAGCAATCCAAGGTGGCCTGATGCTGCGAGCCGGAATGAATCTCGATTCCCAAGCTTTTAACAATCGATTCGTGAAAGCCAAGCTTCCTGGCTGGCTGCAAGCTGGCATCAACGATCCAATCCGCCAACGGACGATGGACGACGCTCACCGATACTCGGAGAGCTCGCTCGTCGATGCTTGCCGCCTCGGTTTGCAGGCTCGCGGGGTGGACGTACCAGTCGGACGCATGGACATGCTCCAAGCCGCTTTCTCCAGTGGTACCGTGGCTGTTCTGTTCGGTGCGACGATCGGAGCAAAGATGCTCGAGTCGTACGCCGAAGTCGAGGACTTCTCGCAAGGCTGGTGCTCCGAAGACGAGAACCCTGACCTCGAAGAACACAACCGCAACCGCATGCAAGCGGCCCCCAGCCTCAAGCTGCACCCAGTCGGTGGATCTGCTGTCCACGGATCGCGTCGAGTTCTGACCGAAAAGACGCAAGTCAACCGATTCAGCGAACAGCTCAAGGTGGACGAAGCCGACTTGATGGGCGACAACTTCAGCAAGATCAAAGATTCGCCTAAGGACTTTGGCCAGGCTGCTGGTCGACTGCGTCCTGACATTGTCGCCGCCATCATTTTGAGTAACCCAACGCTGCTCCAGACCGGTCGCGCTGCCTTCAACAGCACTGACGGAAACGCAGCGACGGGCAAAGCTCTCGCACGAGCCACACTCAGCGAGATGATTGCTTTGCACTCCAAGCGAAAAGACGGAGACGCGAATCTCAATTTGCCGGTCTCGGATTTGCTTGTTCCGCCCGAGCTCGTCGACACTGCTGTCCAACTTTGCTACTCGGCAAACCTAAGCAATGACTCGGGCTCTGGTGACATCAACCCGCTTAAGAAGTACGGCATCCTTCCACGCAGCGAGCCTCGCTTCTCCAACGGCATGGTTCACCCAGTGACCGGTGCTGCTCTGGCCGGATCGGCGACGACCTACTACAGCGTTTCGAAGACCGCTCGTACGATCGAAGTCACCTACCTTCAAGGTGCTGGCCGCGTTCCTGTCGTTCGAACCGAGACTCTGACCGGTGGTGAGTTCGGAATCGTGATCGATGTCCGACACTACGTCGGAGCTGCCTTCCTCGATTGGCGAGGCTTTACCCGCTTCGCAGCCTAGTCGCTGATCGCATGAGTTCATTACGCAGGGTCTAGGCCCTGCGTTAGTTTCAATCTTTCCCCCTCGACCAAAATCCCCATGGCAAAAATCAAACTTCGACAAGCCGTTGTGTTCGACGGCAAGACATACCCAGCAGGGCATGTCTTTAACACCAACGAATCACCGATCAGTGCCGAGTGCCTCATCCAGCGAGAATGGGGTGACGAAGTGTCCGAGGACACCGAATCGTCTGTGGATCCTGTGCCTGAGGCTCCTGTTGAACCTGAGCCTCAAGTTGACAAGCAAGAGGATCAACCAGCGGAGGAATCCCCACCAGCGGTAGAACCCCCAGCCCCGAAGATCGTGAGCCCTGCTCCGGTAGTCGAACCGCCCAAGAAGCCTCGCAAAAAGTAACGAGCCCAACCTAACCCTCCGTCATCCATAGCCCCAAAAGAGAACCATGGCAACTTACAAGCAATCCGGCGATTTTCGCCAATTCACCGCCAGTGCTGACACTGTCAACGGAGCCATCGTACAGACCGCTGACGGCCTGGCCGGGATCGTCGAAGGCCTAGCCGGTGTGAAGTCCGGAAAAGTTGGCAACGCTCGCGTCGTTGGAATCGTGACCTGCGACAAGGCATCAGCAACCGTGCTTGCTGCTGGAGCCCGAGTCCAGATCGCCACTGCAACGCAGCTCGTCACCGCAAAGGCGTCGGGCGCTGCTGATTCAGGCAACATCCTGCTAGGTCGCACCGCTGCCGCTGGTGCGGACGGAGCACTGACGGTGGACATCGACCTGAACCGAGCCGCAGTCTAACCAACCACCATGGCCATCAAAGAAGCCGACCTAAAAGAATGGTCCGATCTTGAGGCAAGGCGATCCGCCATGCAGCGAGAACTCACGACCATCAAAGATCGGCAAGGCCAGATCGAAGAACAACTTGAAGCCGAGCTTCGCAAGTCCGGCAAAACGAAAATCACGCGGAGCGGGTTCACCCTCGCTCTGCAACCTGGGAAAGCTTCCGTCAGTTGGGCCAAAGAATTCCTCAAAGCCATGGGCGATGAGGCAGTCCAGAAGCTCAAAGATGCAGCCGCTCAGACGTCGGTCAAAGTGTTCGTGTTGGTTCCACCCAAGCCACCCAAGGCCCAAAAGGAATAGTCCATGGGGATGCTTGAGACTGGGACCGCTCACCTTGCTGACTCGATGACCAAGCACACTGCGGTGGATGTCCTGTACATCAAACGCAAGATCCAGAAACCAATCAAGGCCACGCGGGGATCGACTCCCTTCGAAGCCTCAGACACCGAGGGCATCATCCATCGGACCGTCAGTCGAGACTACTTGATAGCCAAGACCGAATGGCCTTTTGATAGCGACCCAGAGGACGACGACCGAATTGTCGACGATGGCAAGACCTTTATCGTACGATCCGTACCAGGCGACCCAGTCTGGCGGTTCTCGGGTAATGGAGACCACCTTATGCGGATCCACACCAAGCAGCAATGAGCCCGATTCGTCAACTACTCGCCGACGTTGTCGAAGCGCTCGCAGCCGCCGCAGTCGTCGATCCGGAAACCAATTCCGCGATCGATGGCGATACGTTCAAAATCGATTATTTGCCAAGGTTCGAAGTCGCAGACCTGAAAGATCTCCGGATCGTCGTCGCACCGAGGCAAAACACATCGACCAAGATTTCCCGCTCATCCCGGGAGTTTGAATTCGGGGTTCAGATCGCCGTCATCCAGACAGCGGCCAAAGACTCCGAGCGATTCGCACAACTGTTGGACCTGACTCACGAGCTCGACGAAGCACTGGCCAAGGCCACGATCGACGGGGGAGTGTGGTCGAGGTCCGAAGTCAGCCTGTACGACGTCCAGGCACTGGAGCAACACGGTGCTTTTCGCAGCGTGATCACTGTCTACTACCGCACCTAAAAAGGAATCGACATGAGCCGAAAAGGACCACGAGCTGGCATCGAGTGCAAGCTTTACTACCAGACTGCGGTCGCCGCGACGTTCAGTGTCACCACACCCACGCTCGTCACCGAAGTCCAGGACCTGAACATCACCCTGAACAAGACGAAGATCGACATCACCTCGCGAGCCAGCTTGTACAAGGCTGCGATTTCCGGGACCATCGAGGTCGGTCTGAATTTCTCGCTGCTTTACAACGCGGACCCAGACGACACGATTTTCACCGCCATGCGGACCGCGTTCCTAAACAAAACCATTTGGCACTGGGCGATCATGGACAACCTGATCGCGACTCCTGGCCCCGCCGGATCGCAAGGTCTCACGCTGCCTGGCGAGATCATGGAATTCCCCATCGATCAACCGCTCGAGGGGAACATGAAGATCGATGTCGCCGTTGCGTTGTCCCGAGTCAGGGTGGGGACTCCAGCCGTCCTGGTTGATCCAGCCTGGTTGATCGTCGCACCGTCCGCTTAGTCCGTTTGAACCACTGATCGTTTCCACCCGAGCGGAGTCGGCCATGCCACTTCCACGAGTCCGCAAAGGCAACGAAGTCGCGATCGATTTCCTGGACCATGGGGAATCGTCGCAAGGACCCTTGGAATTCACCGTCTACGGCCGTGTGATTTCCCAGGACAAGAACAACATCGTGGTCGCTTCCTGGGTCTACTCGGATCCTGCAAAGCGATTTAAGCACGACGATTACAACGTCACCCAATTTACCATCGTTCGGGGTGCAATCCGAACGATCCGTTTTCTTCGATAACTCCAATCCCAACGAAGGCAACTCGACCATGCCCAGTTTCAAGGATTGCGAATCCCGCTCCTGGGATCTTCGCATCGACGTCGACGTCATTCGTCGCGTCCGCACTGCACACTCGATCGATCTCGCCACCGCACTGGCCTCTCCCGAAACGATCGACCGGCTTACTTCCGACATCGTGTTGACGATCGACGTGATCTATGAGATTTGCCGACCCGTCGCTGAGAAGATCGGAGTCACTGCCGAGCTGTTCGGACGCTCGCTCGCTGGTGATGCTCTCGGCCAGGCTGTTACAGCATTTGAAGAGGCACTGGTGGAATTCCTCCCGGAGTCCAATCGCCGAGCCACAGCTCGGCGAATCCTCGAGGCAGGAAAGGCACTCCAGAATCAGACGGCACTTCGGATCACCAACGCCATGGACAAGGGGCTGCTGGAGATGGGGATCCAGGAGCAACTGACGAGTCTGGATCAGATGATCGAAAAAGCGATGCAGAAGATCGCGCCGAGTACTGGCCAACCATCCTCCGACTAGCAGCAAGAATCGGGATCGAGCCGGGGCCCTACACACTGCGAGAGCTGATGTGGATGTCCGACGAGATCAACAAAGACCGCTGGGATCGCACCAGTGACCTGATGACCCTGCTAGCCAACATCCACAGTCCCAAGCGAGCTCGCCCATACAGACGCACT